GGAGTTTAACTCCAGTTTCGCTAAGTCACCTGTCTCGATGACTTCTGACAAATGGCCTCGCACCACCATTAGTGCTTGGTACATTTGAAAGAGCGTTTCTCGTTCATCTTGCGATGACGAGGAATCTTTCCAAGCGCTGATATACTTATCCTCAAGAACATCAAACGCTTCTACAATCAGAGGGTCGCGCATCAGTGCCTTTGCGCGCTCACCCCTGTTTTGTTCTTCCCTTCGTTTACCTTCATCCATCAACAGTCTCCTCTACTGTTGCAAAATAGCAACACAATGCTTTTTTAGCAAGGTGTTATACGCGAGGCAGGTTAATAGATGTTTCGACGCCCGTGCGTAGCTTTTCGGTGCGAAGCTGCATTTCAAACTCAAGCTCCTGACGGCGAAGCTCAAGCTCTGCTGCCATCTTCTCACGTTTGAGTTGGAACTCCATTTCCATTTTCTGTTGTTCCATTTGCAACTCTGCCTGCATCTTCTGCATCTCAACAGCCAATGCAGGGTCTTGCTGCGGCCCAGCTTGTGCAGCGGCTTGCGCTTGCTGTGCCAAAACAGATTCAATCTGCTCAGACGGAGCAAAGAACTGGCTTGCGTCTTTAAACCCAGAAAGCTCTGCAATCTTGGCAAGCGTATTACGATACTGAGACAAACTAACCATAGGATTGTTTACGCCCATTTGCATAAGCACCTGTTCTTGTTTCTGTGCAATTTGAGACAAGAACATAATTTGCTGGTCGCGCTGTGCCGTGCCAAGGCCAACATTGATTTGCACATCATAAGCACTTTCCCACTCACGCGGATTCATTGGCACAAACTGATTTCGCAGACGAATAATCTTTTCTTTGTTCTGATACTTTGTAACCAAGTGCAGGATGCCACGGAACAATGCTCGCACACCTGTCTCAGCAAACACACGGGCAATCATTTCAATCTTACCTTGAGAGGCAGCCTGCATAGCAGCCACAGCAGTAGCAGTAGTGGACTGCAATGCGTCTGCATCAAGACCCATAGACTGCTTGCTAATCCCAGTGCGTTGCTCCTTAACGCTGTCCATATAATTCAGTGCAGGGAACACAGAAGAAGAAACTTCTGGAACTTGCAAGGGCTGAACCGCGCCAGCAGTACGGGTACGCACGATGCCCCCTGGCCTGTTCGTCAACAAGTCGTCAAGATTGACTTGGCCTTCAACAGCAACAACACGGGCATTGTTAGTGTTGTAGATATTGTCAAGCAACTGACGCATCAGGGTAGACTTAATTAGCTGAACATCCATGACAAGCTCTGCAACCGAGCGACCAATGGCGCGGTGCGGCATCAGAATCGGAGACAGAATGGCAAACGGGATGTGGTCAAACTCTTCGTTCTCAAGAATGTGATAGCCATCGCCTACTGTAAGAACGCGACGAAACTCAGCCACCCCGTCCCCATCATAGTCAGAACGAATATAACATTCCGTAACGAGAACATTCCGCATAGCGGGGTCATTACTGTCGTGAGCCGCACTTGTTTCAAGGTCTTCAAAGCGTGACGTACGCTCTTCAGAAATGTCGAGGTCTGTGTATCCAGCATATTGTTCAATCTCATCTCTGTCGTAACCCATCGAAACAAGGTCGCTAACAGTCATTGTTGAGCGATGAGCTACAAAGTTAGCATCCTCAAGAGACTTGGCGCGATTGCCAATCAAAAACTCTTCGGGCGGCACATTTTCAATACGAACATTGCCGCTGTTTTTTGTGCGCTTAATTTTGACATCATAAATAATCGGGGCTGGGATAACGATACCCTCTGGCCCTTCCATATCTTCGCCAACTGTTCTTTCGTCTCGACTAACAACCTCAACCTCTGGGTCTGCAATCAAGATTGTCAGTTCGTCTTCGTTAAGACCTTCATACTCTTCAGTCTCAACTTCAATAATCTCATCCCAATAAAACTTTACAACACCCGTCTTCAGGATAAGCGCATCCTTGAACCAATTGTGCATGATTTCAAAGCCACGATTATCGTTATTGATAACCCAATTACAGTAATCACTGGCTTGCTCTGCAATGGCTACATCCTCTGGCCCATGCGGAACAAAACGCACATAGTCGTCAGACTGCGTAAAGATACGCATGAGGGACGGCATGATGTGTTCAATCGTGTCAGATACTTCAGTGCTAACAACTTGAGAACGGTCTGGCTGTTCATTGCCAAACGGCTCACCCAAGTAGTAGTCCATCGCGTCGATACGGTCTTGAGAAAACTCCGTATCGTAGTGACCTAACGCTTGTTCAATCTCATTGCGAACAACTGACTGAAACTCAATATCGTCCATTTTAGCCATGACTATGCTTTCTTAGATGTTTTGGCCTTTTTAGCTACTTTAGCTTTTTTCGGCTTTTCCTTAACAACAGGAGCTTCGTTTAGCGGCTTACGGCAGCCTTTGCAACGCTCTGTGTAACCATTCGGATTAGGGTATCCGCAGTGTGGGCAAATCATTTCTCTGTCCTCTGTTTGCGTGGGCGACCACGTTTCTTAGGTGCAGCCTTCTTAGCTGCCTTTTCTGCTTCCAATGCTGCTGCTTTTTCAGCCGCACGATTGCGCGTGTAAACAGTAACATACATTATGACCGTTTCCTTGCCTTTTTCTTAGCAGTATTTGAAAGGTCGCCAAAGTGATAAAGTTTCTTGCTTGACGCAGTGTGTCTAGCGCCACTATGAAGTTCGCCATTTGGCATCTTGTGCATACCGCCCTTGTGGCGAGTACCATCACGAAAATAATGAGCTACACCTTTAGCCATAACGCTTCTTCCCCTTTTTAGCAGCCTTCTTTACTGGTGCTTTTTTCTTTGGTTTCTTTTTTCCGTACATATCTAACTCCTACCACTTAACTTTATGTGACCAGTATTTTGCAGACAACTTACTTGTCGGCTTACCTTGTGCGTTGTGACGCGCATAATAGCTTTTACGCCGTGCCTTGTCTTTTGCAGTCTTTGGATTTTTGCCAGCACCACGCACACCTTGTTGACCAAAACGAATAAGGCGAATCTTGTCACCTTCTTTTGCTAGAACCGCATGGCTCTTCTTCGGATGCTTAGGGGTACGCTTCGGTTTGTTGTAACCAGAAAAACGCTCACCACGGTAAACAATAGCCATTAGCGAATCCTCATATTGCTTTTCGGGCCAAGCTTCTTACGAATGTGCAGACCACGTTTTTTATGACGGCGGCGCACAGGTGTTCGTGGTTCAAATGTTGCAACAACTTTCTTAGCCATGACTTACCTGTTATTCATCATATACTCGTCATAGCGTTGTTCCGCACAGCGAGTAAATCCTCTTGTATCTTCTTTGTGTCCAAACTTTTTACACAAGCTAATCGCACTATTGACTGCACGCTGCTCGAAGGAAAATCTTTCCTTTGTTGTGAACAAAGAGCCAGCACTAGCGCAACCAGCCAAAAAGGTGCAGGCAAATAAAGCTACAATATTCTTAGCCATCACGCCTCTCCATAAATTCCATCTTCCGTTACCCGAATGGAAGAAATAATCTCCATATATTCATCGGGTGAAATCTCTGCCATTTGACCACAATATGCAGATGCAAGCAAGGTCAAGTTCAGAAGGTCGTCCCAACTCGTGCCAAGCTCATTCAGGCCATCAAGGGTGGCCATGATGATGTCAAACTCTTCTGCGTCCTCTTCAAACTCAATATAAGCCATCAGACCACCCAGCTTGCTTTGTCATAGTTCAGAGGACGATTCCATTTATGTGCGCTGCCAGACTTTGCAATCGAGGCACGAGAACCGAAGGTCAGGCAAAAGGAGTCTGCAAGGTCGGGCGAGTTTAAGCCACGCCTCTTCATCTCATCCTTACTCTCAACCTTGAGCTTGCCATTGGAGGTAAACTTAAATCGCGGCTTGGACAAATCGTCTATTAGTTCTTCTTGCAAAGGTATTGTGCAGTCACGAGCCTCGAACCACTCTTTTGCAAGAAACCACAGCTCATCTCGCAAGCGTCCGTATCTGTCACCCATTGCGGGAGACTCAGCGACATTGATACCGCGCACAGGTAAATCAAGTTCCATAAGACGGTCAACAACCCCAGCACCCAAACCAATGCTGTCAACAAGTATCTCAGCGGGCCTGTCACCCCATCTGGTCGTTTCATACTCATTCAGAATAATACCGCATATTTCCATTAGGTCTTTATTGCGCCACGTCTTGATGGGTTCAGTTACAACATTACCCTTCCGTTTGCATAAAGCCGTTTTGTCTGTACCGAAACGTGCCACGTCAAGACCCCACACAACTGGTGTTGTCTCTGCGGCCTCCTGCTCTCTTTCAGAAGCAGCTTGCAAGAGGTGCAACGGAATAACCACATCGTCATCAGCTTCAGGCCATTCTCCAAGAACGCGAACACGGTAGATATTACTATCTTCACCATATTTGAGCTTCATGTCTTCCATAAAAGTTTCACTGACCTGCGTGCTGTCAGATGATGCAACCTTCATTGTAAAGAACCTATCGCGCATTTTATTGAACGCTTTATAGAAGTAACCAGATGTGCGAGTGGGGTTGCCAGTCATCACAGTTTTAGCACCCTCAGTTGACATAGCACCCTCACCAACCTCAAAGATGATGTCGTCCACACCAGATGCCTCATCAATCAAAAACAACATATTGGGTGAGTGGAAACCTTGCAGCGCCTCTGGAGTCTCTCGACGTGCAGTTCGGGCAACAGCGAAA